TAGGACGATGTGGAGATGCCTCTGCGAATGCGGGCAAAACAGAGACGTGGAGGCTAGCAATCTATCTTCCGGACTTACAAAATCTTGCGGGTGTTTAAATCGGGAGCTGAATGCCACGAGAGCGCGAGAGCGATCTCGGAAGCACGGCCATGCTGCGCGTGGGAAATTGTCTCCTGAGTATCGATCGTGGTCGGCGATGTCGGCCCGCTGCAAGCACGACGATGATTACGTTAAACGTGGCATCGTGGTGTGTGATCGCTGGAAGAAATTCCAGACTTTTCTGGACGATATGGGGCCCAAGCCTACACCGGCGCACCAGATTGACCGCTACCCCGACAACGACGGCAATTACGAACCTGAAAATTGCCGGTGGGCTACTCCGAAAGAGCAGGGTTGGAGCAAAGTTGGCCTACGGGTTGATCGTGACCCTACCTCGGGTCGCTACCGGTAGCGGATTGACTCGGCGTCACAGTCCGGTCAAAAAGTGAAAGGCCCCGGAGAGGCAAAGCTCCGAGGCCTTTAAAACCAATCGTCGTACCGATTGGGCAGTGCGCTGGCACAAAATAGGGCTCGCCCCCTGTCCAGTCAACAGCCCCGGTCCAACCTGGAATGGGGTAAAATGACAGAAGAGCGCTGGTCACTGATTCCCGAGTGGGAAAACTACGAAATTTCCACCCTTGGAAGAGTTCGAAGGTCGGATACCGGGAAGCCGCTCAGAACTCACATTAACGACAAGGGGTATCCCGCCGTCCATTTGAGGATGGGTCCGGGCCGATCAAAGCAGATGCCGATTCACACCGCGGTCTTAACCGCTTTTGTGGGCCCAAAGCCATCACCAAAACATCAGGCCGCGCACCGCGACGGCACTACCACGAATAGCATCCTCTCAAATTTGAGGTGGGCCACCGTGGTCGAAAATATGTCCGACAAGCGTATCCACGGCACCCTTCGGATAGGGGCCGACGTCCCCGGCGCGATCCTTTCTGAGGAACAGGTGAGGGTCATAAAATCACGACCCAGAAGCGCATATTCCGGGGCGCGACTTGCCGAGGAATTTGGCGTCTCGCAATCAACAATCTCTCTGATTCGCCTCGGAAGGAATTGGTCCCATGTTAGATAAGACGCAATGGGTTCCAATTTCGATCGAGGTCGAGCAGTGCGTCCTCGGCTCAGCCATGACCTCGCCAGAGGCCTTCTCCAAGATCTCGGCCGTGGTCGAGAAGGAGCACTTCTTCGACCCCTTCCACCAGCAGGTCTTCGAGATCATCTCGACCCTGACGCAGATGGGAAAACTGGTCAGCGTCCTCACGGTGCCGGCGTTCCTGCCGCCAGAGGTCGGCGACACCAAGATCAAGACCAAGGTCTACATGGCGCGCCTCGCCGCCGAATCGGTGCCGCCGGACATCGCGCTGGGATACGCCAAGCACGTTCGGGAGCTGGCCCACCGCCGCCGGATCGCGGAGATCGCCGCCGCAATGGCCCCAGACGCGACCACGGAGGCCGCCCAGCTGGCTTCCGAGGCGATCGAGGCCTTGGACACCGTCGTCTCGTCAGCCTCCTCCTGGGCCCTCCCTGCCGTTTCCATGGCTGAGGTCATGACGCGCTCGGTCGACAAAATCGCCGACGCTTATCGCAACGAGGGTAAGATCATTGGCATCCCGACTGGTTTGCGGGATCTCGACCATAAGCTGGGCGGCCTGCAGCGCGGCAATCTCGTGCTGCTGGCAGGGCGTCCCGGCATGGGGAAGTCGGCGGTGCTACTCAACTTCCTGCGGCAGGCCGGCCTGCGCGACTTTCGCTCGCTGGTGTTCTCGAAGGAGATGCCTGCGACCGAGTTGGGTGAGCGGATGATCTCGGACTACATTTTCGACTTGCCGGTGACGCATGTCCCCTACACCAACCTTCGCACGGGCAGCTTCCATGAGCAGATGTTCGATTACGTGCGCGAGGCCGGGTTGGAGATCGCGCGGTTGCCGATCGACGTCGAGGAGCAGAACGGCCTCACGATGTCGCAGATCTTGACGCGCGCGCGGCGCTACAAGCGTCGCCACGGTCGGCTCGACATCCTGGCGGTCGACCACCTGGGCCTAATCCAGGCATCAGATCGCTACCGTGGTAACCGCGTCAACGAGATTGCCGAGATCACGGCTGCGGCCAAGGCTGCGGCCAAGGAACTGGACTGCGTGTTCCTGCTGCTGTCGCAGCTGTCGCGCAAGGTCGAGGAGCGCACCGACAAGCGGCCGATATTGGCCGACCTGCGCGATTCTGGTTCGATCGAGCAGGATGCCGACACGGTGCTGTTCCTGTACCGACCGTCCTACTACCTCGCCCAATCCGAGCCCGAGCAGGGCACTGAGGCCCATCTGCAGTGGCAGCAGCAATCGGAGCAGGCCCACAACAAGCTGATCGCCATCATCGGCAAGCAGCGCATGGGCCCGACCGGGCAGGTAGAGCTGTTCTGCGACATCGGAAACAACGCCGTCCGCGATCTCGGACATCAGGGGTATGGCTCATGAGTGGAACGATCACATATTTGGGTTGGGCTTTCGGTCTTCGGATCGACCCGGAATCGAAGTTGCTGGCCTGCTATCTTGCGGGAATATTTGGGCAAGACGGGGTGACTGTTTTGGATCTCGCGCAGGCCGCGGCTTGGTGCGGTTTTTTGACCTCGGCCCAGAAAATACTCCAGATAAATAGGGTAAGGGTCGCCCTCCAGGGCATCCCGGGGATCGCTTTCGAGTACCGCGGCGACGACCGGGTTATGGTGAAGCTGGAGGGCTGGTCATGAGCCACCAAGCAACAGCATGGGCTCTCGAAGTTCGTGTCGGAGATCCTACCCTAAAGGCGCTGCTGATGGCTATTGCGCATCGTGCCGATCGCGCAACGTGGTCGTGCTGGCCATCCCTCGATTGTCTCGCCTATGACACCGAGGTCTCCAAGCGGACGATCCAGCGACGCCTGGAGGAGCTTCAGGAGCGTGGGTTCATCCGCATCGAGAAACGCCGCCGACCGGACGGCACGCAGGACAATTCGCTGATCACTATTACCGGTGGACAAGTTGTCACCCTGGTCCCGCCGGTGGACAAAAACGACCTCACCGGTGGACAAAAACCGGGGTCACCGGTGGACACTGCTGTCCACCATAATAAACAGGAAGAACAGGAAGAACAGGAATCTGCGCGCGCGAAGAAGTCCAAGAAGGACGAGGCCTATTCGGAAGACTTCGAGGCCCTCTGGAAGCAATATCCTAGAACTAGGAACACCTCGAAGAAGGACGCCTGGAACTTTTACCGGGTGATGACCGAGGAGAAGCAGGAAATGGTGCGGCGCGCGGTGCCGGCGTTTGCCGCGGCGATGCGCGCGGAGGCCCGCACCGAGGACAAGATCATGCACATGATCCGGTTCCTGCGCGGCGGCGTCTACGAGACCGTGGCGCCGCCGCTCGCCCCGGCGGCCGCGGGCGGTCCGGCCAAGCCGTTCTGGGAGACTGCCACCCGCCAGGACTGGATCCGTGTCCTGCAGCAGTGGGCCCAAAACTGGAATTGGAAGTCATACTGGGGTCCGGAGCCTGAGAATCCACTGCGGCCGAATCCGCCGAGCGCGCCGAAGCATCATGTGCCCCAGGACATCCTCGACCGGTTCGACCTGAAGTACCGCGGGCACCTGTATTCCGCCGAGCAGCTTGCCGAGATCCGTGCCAGGGTCGGGGCGGTGAGTAAACACGCGGTTGACAAAGAGCGCGCGGCGTGAGACAACGACGCCGCTGAGAAACCCACACGAGCCGATAGGGCTCAAGGAGCATCACTCATGAAGACCGGCCGTTCCCTCACCGACCTCGCCGCCGAAATCGAGCGCCGCGCCAACGGCAAGAGCGACCTCGTCGCGTCCACCCAGGTCACCAAGATGCAGTTTGGTGGCGCGCGCGACGGAAACCCGATCAAGCTTCTGGTCGGCGACAACCACGAGTTCGGTGTCAACGAGATCGCGCACGGCCAGATCGCTGCCCACGCGGAGATCCCGAAGGCGTATTACGATCGCATGCTGAAGGATGCCGGTGGCCTTCTGGTGAACAACGTCAATACGTGGTTCGAGAAGTACCCGGTCCCGCGCATGATCCGAACCCTTGACGGCAACGCCCGCGCCTTCCTGTCGGATAAGTTCTCACCCGATATGGAAAACGAGGATCTCGCCGAGGCCGTGCTGCCGGTGCTTCTCGACATGAACCTCGCGATCATGTCCTGCGAGATCACCGACCGTCGGCTCTACATCAAGGCGGTCGACAAGAAGGTCGAGCGCGAGCTGGCAAAGACCGGCGCGCGGTTCGGCGACGGTGGTCACACCATCGTCCGCGTCACTTCTCCGGCGATCACGATCTCCAATTCCGAGGTCGGGATGGGCGCGCTTTCGATCCAAGGCGGCGTCTACGATCAGTTCTGCTCGAACCTCGCCTCGTTCGGTGAGCGCTCGATGCGGCGCTCGCATGTCGGCGCGCAGCACAAGGTGGCCGAGGGCGAGTTGTACGCGATGCTGTCGGACAAGTCGAAGCGGCTCAACAACGCCGCGCTGTGGTCGACGGTTCGCGACGTGGTCCGCGCGGTGTTCGATCGCGCCAAGTTCGACGCCTTGGTCGACAAGATCGAGGGCTCGCACGCGGACAAGATCGGCGGCGACGTGGTGAAGGTGGTCGAGATGTCGACCCGCAAGCTGGGCCTGCTCGAATCCGAGGGCAAGTCCGTGCTGAAGCACCTGATCGAGGGCGGCGACCTCTCGCGGTTCGGCCTCTACAACGCGGTCACCCGCATGTCGCAGGACATCGAGAGCTACGATCGCGCCACCGAGCTGGAGCGCATTGGCGCCCAGGTCATCGAGTTGCCGAAGGCTGACTGGCAGGTTCTCGCCGAGGCGGCCTGACGCAAAACCCGGGAGGGCTGTTCCCCCAGCCCCGCGGCCCTCCCGGGTCCACTTATCCGCCAGCGCTGGGCTTCGACATCGGCCGATGTCGAAACAGTGCCGGTTGCTGGGTTCGATTCCCGGCTACGCGCTCAAGGTGTCCGGAATAACATTGGGCCCAGCGCTGGCGAATAGGAGGAAAGCATGCCTTGGAATTTGTGGAGCCTCTCAGAAAATCGCTGGATGCTCCTGCAGAGTGTCGGGTCGAAGAATCGCGCGGAAATGGAGATCCGTAATTTTCCAAATCCGCCAAAGGATCTCGAAGCGCGCCGCGTGCGGCCGCACCTGGAGCAACACGGCACGGGCGGTGTCCCGTTCAAGCCAGATGCGATCTGGCGCATGGCGATGCGGGATCTGGAAGCGCGCCAGGGCAACAAGACTGCGGTGGTCGGCAAGATGCGGCACTACCATTTTCACCGCGACCACATCCGCCATGCCGACACCGCCAACGACATCCTGCGCGCGGCGATCGCTGAGATCGAGAAGGGCCGCGAATCGGGCAAGAAGCTGACCCGGCTGCTCTACGCCGATCCCGAGATCCTGAAGGCGGCGATGCAATGAGCAAGCGCGAGGAGGCGGCCAAGTTGGCCAAGGAATACAAGAACTACGCCGACAAGATGCCGACCGACGCCTACCGGCGGCGCTGGCAGATCATCGCCGAGGCGCTCGACCACTTCAGTAAACACGCTGTTGACGAGCCGGCCGAGTCGTGAGATAAAGATCGGGCGAGCCATTGGGGCTCCGGAGAGCATCACATGCAACCCTTCCAACTCCACTTTTACCGTCCGCTGCCCGGCTTCTCGGGCAAGATCCTGAAGTACGCCGGCATCTGCATCAAGGACAATGTGGTGTGGTTCACCGAGCAGAACCCGGGCACCGTGATCGTCGATCGCTATTTCGGCGATCGCGTTCGCGCTGACGACTTTTCCGTGGTGGAGGCCTGATCCATGGCTGACCTGTCTGTCGACAATCACGGTTCGATCCTGATCCTTCGCGGCGAGACCGCGGAGGGCAAGGACTGGATCTCCGAGCACATCCCCTCCGACGCCCAGAGCTGGTGCGGCGGCGTGGTAGTCGAGCCCCGCTACCTCGACGCGATCGTCGAGGGCGCCATGAACGACGGCCTGGAGGTCGGGTGATGGCAAAGTATGCGCTCAGCAAGTATTTCGGGCGTGGTGCTGGCCACGTCCTGCGCATAAAAAACAGCGAGATCCTGCTGTTCAGCTGGCACGGCAGGCCCGACGGCTCGGCCCGCTATGTCGAGCACGTCAACCGCTACGCCCGCAATGGCGTGGAATACCCCAGCCTCGCCGCGCTGCTGCGCGCGGTCGAGGCCGAGCATCAGGAGGGTTGAATGCAGCTTCCCCAGATCAACATCAACGGCACCGAGCGGTCCGACCTGCTCGAAGACTACATGAAGGCCAGAAGGGCCCTCCAGCACGCTGCGGAGGCGCTCAGTGCGTGTTCTCCGCACGGGCGGGATTACCAGACCGCCGAGCCCGGCGCCTTCTACGCGGCCCAGCGCGAGCATGCCGACCGCCTCGTCAAGGTGCGGCAGGTGCTGGCCGAGATCGAGACCATCGCGGAGCATGTCGTATGATGTGGACCAGGGGCGAGATCAAGATGCCGTTTGGGAAGGGCGGCATCCAGGTCGAGATCATAATCCCGGCCGGCACGCGCGTTAGCCCGGCCAGCCATGGCCAGTATTTCGTCGAGGATCTTGGCTTCCTCGATCGCAACAGCATGACGTGGCATGACGCCAATTACTACGGCATCCGGCTTAACGCCGATCAGGTGGAGGTCGTCGAATCATGATCATCGAACCCACACTGCCGCCCCGCCTGAGTAAGCATCCGCTTGACCACCCGACCTGGATATGAAATAACATCCGGGTCGAGCCATCAGGGCTCTGGAGTATCGCCACATGACCGCCACCAGATTTATTGTGAAATCCATCCGGGTATCCGGATTCGGCCCCGAGCGCGACCAGCGCGGTGATCTGTTTGGCTCGCGCAAGGAGGCCGAGGCCGCCGCTCTGGCGTGCAACTGCAAGCCGTTCACCCCCTTCTTTTGGTTCGTGGTGGAGGCCTGAGATGTCGCACAAGGTCGTCACCGAGCAGGAATGGAAGCGCATCGTCAAAATGCTCGACGTTGCCCACTATCTGCTCCACCGCTCTAAGCGGCCCGGCTACACGCTCGCCCGCAAGGTCGATCTGATTCGCGCCTCTAAGCGTCTATACGTCGAGGCCCAATTGATCGGAGCGTGGCGCTAATGAGCATCATGAACTGTCTGATCGACCAAGAGACCGGCGAGATTGATAGCATTGCCCTGATTGAGGCCGCCGATCTGCGCGCTCAGCGCGAATGGGGTGGTCCGCAACCGCCTCCTGCTTTCATCCGCGATGCGGTATCGTTCGTCCACGATCGTGCTCGCGACCTGCGCCGGGAATGGCGTCGCGCGCGCGGCCTGCCGGACGATGCTCCGGTTATCATGACCGAGGTGCCCGCGTGGGGTGCGTCGGGCGATTCATACGGGAGGGTGTAATGGAGCGAGGGCAACGACCAGGGTATCTGCTGACCAAACGAGATCACGAGTGGCTGGACGAGGCGGTGGCATGGCAGTGGAAGATCCCCGCGAGGCCGGCGCCGATCTGGCGCGCATGGGGCGTCCGTCATGTGCGCAGTTGGGTCATGCTGTTTCGGGCCTACGTCTTCATCCTGCCGTCGAGTTCAGACGCATGGCGGGAGTTGTGGCGGCGCGAATGGTTGGCTTACGCGATCCGCCGGGGATGGTGCTGATGCAGCCCGCCGAGCTAAGAGCACTGCGAGAGCGCCTCGGGTTGGACCGGCTGCAGTTTGCCCGTCTGATCGGATTCACCGGCACTGACCGCAATGACGTCACCAGGATCCGTCAGTATGAGGGCACGGGCAATTCCAGTAAGCAGGTGCCGCTGCACATCGCGAAATTCGCGTGGTTGATCGAGCGTTACTGGCAGGATCACGACGCGGATCTTCCGGACTTTCCGGAGTGGGAAGGATATGATTACTCCCACGAGCCCGATCCGCAGCACCAGAAGGAGCGCCTCGATGGATAACCTCACGCGCGAACAGCATTCGATGCTCCGCAGGTTCGCATTGCGTTTGTCCGTCAAGGAATATGGATTCATGCGTGATCTCGGGTTCACGGCCGAGCAGGCCGCGGATCATGCCATAGCCATAGCCCAAGACTTCAAGGAGATCGCGCATGGGGCGTAGACCTCCGATCGTCAAGCAGCGAAGTGCCAAGGCGAGGCTGCAGATGTCGCCCCAGGCTGAATTGGCGATGTACCTCAAAAGAGACACTGGAATCGACCTCGACCCCGAGGTGATCCGGAAATTCATCGCTGGGAGGTTCGTCACGATCTCTATTCTGGCGCACGAGATCTACGAACCTCACATTCCCCCAGGTCATCCTTCTGGGAGGCTGATGCCATGAGCAAAGACACCCCCATCGCGGTCGGCCTCTGGCTCCTGGCTGCGGTCGTCGTCACCTTCGGACTGAACTGGATGGTTTCATGACGCTCGCAATATGCCTCGCCCTCTACTTCATGCCGCCGATTGGCGCCATGTTCGTCCGGCCTCAGATGGTGGTTTGCGGTCGGGTTTGGCTGTTCAATCTGGTCTCGCTGTTTTTCTGGCCGATCCTGATTTGGTTCATTCCGAGGACTTACCGATGACCGACCCCATTTTGCCGTCCTCCGCTGGCAATGAAAGTGACTTCTGTAATCTGTGCGGAAGTTCCAATGGACACAGGTTTGAATGCGTGAAAATCCAGCGGGACCACATCGATGTTGCCCAAGCTGTTGGGAAGTTGCCGGAATGGCACACGCCGCTGCCGTGGGCGGCGACGACGCGGCAAGGTTCATGGGATTGGGTCATCTACTCGACGAAAGACCCCAACATCGAGATTTGCCAGCTTTTCCACGATGGGACCGAGGACAACGAGACCGGCGAAGCCAATGCCGAGCTGATCGTTCGCGCTGTGAATGCCCTCGCCGCCCAGCCGCCGGCCGCTCCTGTCGATCCGGTAGTGGCCACCATCCGGCGCGCTCCTGAATTGCTCGATGCCGTCGAGAGCGTCGGCTTGAAAGGTGCGCGGGAGCAAGCCGAACGCGATCATGCTTCAATGCTTCCCCGCTGCTCATCTGCCGAGACCGTGGAAGCTGTAGCTCGCACCCTATGCTTAAGCTACGGGCGCGACCCTGACGAGATGACCTCCATCATGGAGATGTGCGATGCCGACAATCGTCCGGTTCCAGTTTGGCGCGTCTACGAGGAACAGGCGGAAGCCGTCCTTGCAAAGCACAGCAGTATTGTCACTTCGGCCGCCGGCAGTGCAGGACTCGCCGATCTTATTCTAGAATACGTCAAAGACCTGAGGCGCAACAGCAGCGGTAGCGACGACTACCCTTGGACCTGGGTGAAGGCTGCCGCTGATTACCTCGAAGAATTGGTTCGACGCGCCAATCTGGCGGCTAGGCGTGACGAGATCGCGGCAGGCGCATTCTACAAGACGCGTGGCGACAGGCACAACCTGCCTCATATTGTCGGCCCGCTGGAGCACGACGGCGAGGCTCCTTGGCAAGCCCGTGTCCACGATCAGGTATGGAAGTGGGGTTATGACGGCCTCGCGAACGCTGATGGATCTCCCCACAATCGAGACTTGGTGGAGCGTGTTTACCGCCCCTCGTGCGTCATGCCAGCTCAACCGCAGATATCGAGCAAGCCGGAGGGCGGTAAGTGACAATCCAATTCGCCCGCTGCTTCGCCATGCCCAGCGCTGAGACCTTTGGTATCCGTCCGATTGGCGAGTTCGTGCAACGCTACCTGGCGGCATCAAAGGTCAGCGTGGACCCCTTCGCCCGGAATCGGGACTGGGCCACCTATACGAACGACATCGACCCGAATACCGAGGCACAGTCGCATCAGGACGCGGAGGCGTTCCTGGCCGATCTCGCCGCCAAAAACGTCAGCGTTGACCTAGCACTATTTGATCCGCCGTACAGCCCGCGCCAGATCTCCGAGCACTACCGGGCCGCTGGCCTGACGGTCACCCAGGAGGATACGCAGAGTGCCCGACTCTATCGCCGCGTCCGGAACGCGCTCGACAAGATCGTCTCCCCCAGCGGCATCGTGCTTTCGTTTGGCTGGCAGTCCGCTGGCATGGGGATCGGCCGCGGCTATAACCTGATCGAAACCATGCTCGTGACGCACGGTGGCGCGCACAACGACACCATTTGCATCGCCGAGATCAAGTCCTCACTAACGGTGGCTTCGCATCAGGGAAACTGTAAATGAACGATAGTTTTGACGGTTTAAGATGGAGCATGGAAGAGGCAAAGCTTGCTCTTGAAGCCGGGCGCATCAAGGCGACAAACTTGCACCTAGAAGGCACGGAATGCGAAATCAGCCGCGCGCTGTCTTCCGTCGAGAGCATTCTATTCGAAATGGAACGCAAGGTCGAACCGGAGTTCGCACAGTTCCGCGATCATGGACCGTAAGCGAGTTGTTGATTTAGTTGTGGCGTAAATCTATGTTGATGAGATCGGGTCGATCTGCGCGCCTTGGCGTCTTGCATCAGGCCTTGATGCGGCGGCCCGGGTTGGTGATGCTCCCCGGGCCGCGGGCATAATCGGAGAAGCCGATGCAGTCTGACACTTCGCGCGCAGTTCATCATGATCCAGACCACAGTTATCCGCAAAATGTGGTGATCAAGCTGGTATGGGTGGTCGATGGTCACGTCAGGATACGAACCGAGGAGATCAGCGCTGATCAGTTTTTCGGTCTTGGTGCCTATGGCGCCCCCATCGAGGGTGCGGCCTTGATCGGCAAGATCGAGAACATGCGTCGCGCCGGGCCGCCGATCGTTGAACAAAAGGGAAAGAAAAATGGTGTCCGCAAGGCCCGCCGCTGACGGCATGAAAATAGAGAATTGGGCGATCAGCCGCGTTGTTCCCTATGCGGCAAATGCCAAGCGTCACCCTCCTGCGCAGGTACTCAAGATCATCGCTTCCATCAACCAGTTTGGGTTCGTCAATCCGATTTTGGTCGATCGTTCCGGCGTGGTCGTGGCCGGACATGGCAGGCTGCAGGCCGCGCTGGAGATGAAACTGAAGAATGTGCCGGTGATCAAACTTGGCGATCTCACCGAGGATCAAGCCAAGGCGCTCCGCATTGCTGACAACTCGATCGCGGAGTCCGGTACCTCATGGGATCCAGACATGCTGGAGGCTGAATTAGCTTCTTTGCGGGCAGTCAAATTCGATCTGGAGCCGCTCGGTCTCGACAACATCGAGTTGCCTGATCTCGAAGATGTCGAGGTCGCTCCCCCGCCGCCGCGCGCCAATCGCAGCAAGACCACCATTTTCCTGTCGGTGAAGAACGCCGACGCGGAGAGGGCGCGCAAGCTGGTGGCGGCCGCTCTGACCAAGGCCAGGATCGAACACAACCTGTAACCTGGAGCATCGCATTGACCGATCCCGTCATCACCATCAACGGTCGACAGCTTGTCGAAGGGCAGGCAATAGCCGTCCGTGTCGCGATCACGGCATTTCACCAAGACTGCTCGGATCCCACCCACCTCGGCGACGATGAGCATGGGCGCAGGATGACGGAGGCCTATCGGGATCGGCTGGCGGAAGTGCTGCAGATCATCGGGCTTCGCATGTCCATCGACCTTCCCGATGAGCGACAGCAGGCCGAGAAAATGCTCAGCTCCATGCATATTCAGCGCCGTGACAGGATCCTCCAGTTGGCCGGGATAGTGCCGGAGCGGGCATCCGAAGGTCATGTCAGGCTGGCTGGCCAGTACGCCGTAAGTGGATTGCCGACGGACGAGGCCGCAGTGCGCTTACGGAAGGCGCTGGGAGCGATTTGATGCCCGTCCTGGTTCTGCTGCTCGTTCTTCTGATGATCGTCCTGGCCGGGCTCTGCTTGGCTGTGACGGGCTGGATCAAGATCGGGGTTGCCTTGGTCGTGGGCGTGGGCATCTTCGTTGCGTGGTTCATCTGGGGGGCGCGTCTCTGATGCCGAAGATGACCACCATCCGCTACAAATGCTCGTGCATGCAGGACGAGGCCGCCTTCGATATGCCGGCGCGGCGCTTTAACGAGGATACGATCGACTTCATGGGACGTGTAACAAAGTGGCTGAGTGATGTTCATTCCCAGCGCTCGCCGTTCTGCCGCACCAGTAAGTGCGAGTACGTCAAGATCCCGGTCCCCGAGGATGGTCGACCGATCGGATCTAGCCCGAAGGATGCTAACTGATGTCCCAGATCAAGGACGCCCTCGAAGCCGCTGCCGGCGCTGGCGACGAAGAAATATCGTCCATGCGCTGCATGGAGCGCGGTGACATGAGGACGCAACCATCCAAGCGTCGGATCGGCGGCGCACGCATTGTGATCCGGATGTTCCTGGAGGGTGTCCCGCCGGAGATGACCGCGGCCGAGATGCTGGAAGGTCTTGAGGAATGAAAGCAACGACATTCCCATATTTCGCCGTCGCCAAACAGTACGGCGTCGACTATTGGCGCGTGCTGCAGTTTGCCGACCTTTTGGACAGTACCCCGCCAAGGGAAGCAGACTGGGGCCTGCCGCATCTTTGGATGGTCGCCACTTGCGTTGCCTTCAAGCATGAGCAAAACCGCAGGGTCAGTTCCTGATGCGAAACCTCCAGCAGTATCCTCTCACTAAGGCCGAGGTCGTCCAGTACCTGCTGGAGCAGCGCACTGCGTGCGACCCGGCTGTCACCGGCCTTATTGGGGACATGAGCCCCGTGATCCTAGAGAGGATCAGCAAGATCGTGGACGCTGCTTTTGCCATGTGCGATGGCTTCATCAGGCGTACTGATCCGGGGATGGGCTTTGTTATCCCGTTTCCAGAGGCGACGGCATTGCTTGAAGCCTGCAAGATGCAAGATGGAGAATAATGGGCGCTCCCCTCAAATGCCGGGATTGCGGCTGCCATTGGTATGGCGCCCTACCATCAACTTGTCCGGATTGCGGGAGCGACGAGGTCAAGATCGATGCCACGAGAAAGCGAAAGTCTGATAAGGCGAAAGCAGTATGCCACAGCTGAAGAACGTCAAGCAGGAGATCCTTGCGCAGGGCCTGTTCGCCGGGAAGACCCAGCTGCAGGCCTACCAGGAGGCTGGCTACAAGGGGACCAATACCGCGGCATCGACCAAGGCGGCCAACCACCCCGACGTCCAGGCGCGTGTTGCCGAGCTGATGCGCGAACGCCATGAGGCTCAGCGCATGGCAAACGAGCGCGCGCTGGAGCAGGAGAGTATCACCAAGTCCTATCTGGTATCGCGCCTCAAGTTCCTGGCCGACAGCTCGATCCGTGGCACCAAGGAGGTGTTCGATGATAAGGGAGCCCATGTAGGCTGGAAGCGGACCGCCGGCGATGGGACGGTAGCGCACAATTGCCTGCGGACACTGGCGCAGATGGGTGGCTATCTTATCGAGAAGGTCGAGATCGGCCAGCCCGGGGACCACGCTCGCTTGACTGATGACGAGCTGCGCAATGAATTGATCAGCGTCGGCGAATCGATTGGTTTAGATCCAAAGCTGATCGAGCACGCCATTGCAGGAGAGGACAGATGATCGGCAGGTGGTACGACCCGATCGGTCGGTGCTGGCGAACGCCGCGTGCACCTCGGATCGAGCCACAGGCGCCGACCGTTGAGACTGAAACCGATAAGGGCTATCGCATGGCCCGCGAGAACAGGATCTGGGAGGCATTGGTCGCGACCGCTCAAGCAAGCCAGCATCAGGAGAGCGCATCGTGACGAGCACATTGCGGCGCATCCAGCCGCTGCCGTTCCCTGGAGAGGCGCTCACCGACCTCGGCGCCGTTCCCGAGTTCGCGTGGGTGGCGCCGACGGATCTTTGGGTCGACGAGACCTATCAGCGCGATCTCAAGCGCAATTCCTATGTGCTGATCACTAAGATGCGAAAAGAGTTCAGGTGGAACCGGATGAAGCCGCCGATCTGCATCCGCGCGCCGGAGGGATTGCATGTGATCGACGGCCAGCATACCGCGATCGTGGCGGCGACGCTTGAGCTGGAGAAGATTCCCGTTTTTATCGTCGAGGCCGAGGAATTGGACGAGCGTGCCCGGTCGTTTGTCTCTCACAACACCAACCGCGTCGTTGTGCATCCGCTCGACATCTTCCGCGCATTGGCCGCCTCGGGCGACGAGGATGCTATCACCTGCCAGAAGGTCATGGAACGCGCCGGCGTGCGACTGCGGATGATCAGCACCACGACCACGATTGCCGAGGGTGATACGATGGCGATCGGGACCATCCGGTCGCTCGTGCGCAAGCGCGGCGCGATGCTATCCCGGCAGGTGCTGCAGACCTTGGTGAGGGCAAAACGCGCCCCGATCTCGGCTCCTGAGATCACGGCAGTGGAATCCCTGCTCTGCGCCGAAGGGCCGCGACCTGATGCGGAGAAGTTGTCGATCGTGATCCGGATAGCCGGGGACGAGGGTTACATGGCCGCCCAGGGTCATGCCAAAGTGGCCCGCCGCGCGCTGTGGCGCGTTCTCGCCGAACGGTGGAGTAAGTCCCTTGAGCAAGCTGACGCTGCGTGACGCCTACGTGGAATCCCTGGAGGCCGAGAACGATGTGCTTCGCGGCCGCATCGCCATTCTTGAGCAGGAGATGGGTCTTCGTAACGATGTGCCGCTACTGTTCGGCCTGACTGGTTCGGAGTCGCGCGTCCTGAGTGTGCTGTTTCAGCGCGGCATGGCGACCAAGGAGCAGTTGCTGATTGCGGTGACTAATGATGTCACCGGGAACAAACAGCCCGAGATCAAGATTGTGGATGTCTACATCTGCAAGATGCGCAAAAAGCTGGAGCCGTTCGGGATTGTCATAGAAACCGTGTGGGGACGGGGCTATAACCTCGACCATGACAATCGAGATCGGGTCCGTGGTTATCTTAACGCGAGCCGCAAGGATGTGGTGGGGAGGACTGATGCGCTTCACGAGCCTGCGGCGCCCACTGGGCGGCTTCATGCCTCCGGTGGAAGGTGAAGAAAAGAGGAGCGCTGAAGCCGAGAGCGCTCGTCTCCTGAAGCTCATCGGCTTGGTTTTCAAACGCCTCAAAGACTTGGAGAAGACAATGGCAGATCAGAACTACACTACCGCGGACATCCTTGCCGCGGTCAAGGAGCAGCAGGGCATCACCGCGTCAATGTCGGCAATGCTCACCCAGATCCACGGGCGCGTGATGCAGCTGGTGGCTGGGCAGGTCAACCCGCAGACGCAGGCCGACATCAACGAGGCGTTCGCCGAGATCAAGGGCAACAGCCGCGCGCTGGCCGATGCGATCACCACCTACACGCCTGATGCTGGCGCTCCCGCTCAGCCGGCGGGTCAGACCGCAACCTCGACCACGGCGTCGCTCTCGAAGTCGACGATCAACGTGGGCGACAGCGTCACTATCAGCGCTGGCGTCAGCTCTGCGACCGGCAATGCGGCCGCTCTCACCGGCTCGGTCGACTTCCTGTCCGATGGGCAGAAGATCGGCAGCGGCAGCCTCGACTCCACCGGCGTGGCTGCGTTCTCGACGACGGCGGCTCCCGCCGGCGATCACTCGATCACTGCGGTCTATGGTGGCGACAGCAACTATGCGTCGTCGACCTCGGAGCCGGTGGTGCTGAGTGTGATGCCTGCGCAGTCGGCCGGAGAAGCTGGATCGGCCGCCGGCTCGTCGCAAGGCTCGACCACGGGCGCCGCGGCGGGTGATGGCTCGCAGCAGGCTGGACAGCAGCAGGGAAGCTGATCTATGAATTGAGGACCGGAGCAATCCGGCCCTAGTTGGTTTCAGACGCTTCCACCCTCACTACCCTGCAGGAGCCCCAACTCTTGCAGGGTTTTTCTTTGCGTGTATGTTCGCTGTCGAGCGGCGCGCTGCCGCGGATGGAGTAGCTGATGCTCAGCAGACGTGGACTGCTATTCGGTGCCGCCACTATGGCCGCGCCGGCGATCATCCGTCCTGGCATTCTAATGCCGGTGAAGCGCATGCTGATGCCGGATGACGGCGTCGGGCTCTACAGCATGGCGCATCCGTACATGATGCTCGTGGATGAGCCTGCTCCTGATCTTTGCGAAAAATCGCTGGTTCGGTTTTGGTGTGAGGTCAAACAGACCCTCGACGGGCGTCGGCGTTTGACGATCCTGCCCCGAAAGTAATCCATTGATCCCACGCCTTCGCTATGAGCCGGTTAGGGGGTATCGAGGTCAAATCGACATTCCCCATGCGCGCCGATACATCCGGCCGCATGCGCAGCGCCAGCCTTCCCGCCAGGAGATGGAGCGCTTCCTTGGGCTCGCAGCCGAGGTGCGAAAGCGGCGCGCGCGCATCGAGCACAAGACCCGGGGCTATCGTGACGAGAACGGAGTGTGGCAGGGAGGCCTGCTGAGCTTCGTCCGTTACTTCTGGCACATTCTGGAGCCGGGGACGCAATTCGTCGATGGGTGGGCTCTGGAGGCTGTCTGTGAGCACCTTGAGGCGGTCACTTTCGGCGAGATCCAGAACATCCTGATCAACGTCCCGCCCGGCTTCATGAAGTCGCTGCTGACGGACGTGTTCTGGCCGGCTTGGGAGTGGGGGCCGATGGAACTGCCCCACCTGCGCTACGTCGCCTTCAGCTATTCGTCGAGCTTGACCGAGCGCGACAACCTAAAATTCAAGG